CCTCGTCTTCGTCGATCATGTCGAGGTAATCCGTAAACCCTACACGGTAGGCGATCGGGTCACACTCTGACAGGATCTGGCTGGCGCTATATGTGCCGTGACCGATTGTCACCTCGCCATGCACCTCGTCGAGCATTTCTTCATAAGCGTTTACAAGGTCCACGTCATTGGTCATGAGAATCTGGTTGCGTCCGTTCATATCGTTCATGTCATGTCTCCAGTCTGTCGATTAGTAATCAAGCCCTTGGCTTGTGGCTAGGCCCTAGCAGATGCCAAGGCCTAGCGGCAAGCGTTAGTCCCGCCCCCGCTTCAGATCATCAATACGGGCGGCCATTTCATTTAGCCTAACTTGTAAGGCATTGATTGTTGATTCTGAAAAATCAAATTGCGCCATATCACGCTTGATCTCTTTTCGCTGCTCTATCAGTTCCAGAATCGTCCGCTGGCGGTAGTAAACCCGATGTTTAATCCCTGCCGCATGCCAGTCGATGCTCATGGTCTAATCCTCTTAGGTTGATAGTGGGGCGGACTTGCCGCCCCTGATTGCGTGTTATGCGCCATCAAGGTTAGCGGTGAAGGCATCATCGGCATCTACCCCGGCTGCGATGTCGCACCCGATGCCATAGGCTTGCTCGATGCTGGCGCCCATCTGGTGCAGATTGCCGATCTGGTCGTCGGTTAACGGGCAAGCCGTGAACCCGTAGAATGCGAACAGCCGGTGGGCTTCGGCGCGGAATTCGCTATAAGTCATGGTGTCAGCCCTCCAGCTGGCGGCGCATGATTGCTTGGGCAAGGTCTACCGGCATGGGCTTCCACCCTTGTGCCTCGCAATCTTCGTCGGTATAGCACCCGTTGCGATCGTTCCAGCATAGCCACGCGATGATAGCGTCGCGATCGGCCGCTTCCAGTATTGCCCGCTGAAAGTCCTCACTGAGGTATAGCGCGTCGATGTTCCGGTCTAAGGTGTTGCGGTTGATCATCGTTTTTCTCCTTTAATATCCCAGCCACGCCAGCACGGCGCTGGCGTTGTAATTGGGCGCATAGCCCAGTTCCCGGTAAAACAGGGGCCATTCGCTCGCTGGCACCCCGTGACGCTTGAGCTCAACGATGGCGCGCTTGCGCGTGATGGTGACGCCGTGGGCGGATTCAGAATAAGTCATGATCTTTCCCCTTATAAATAAGCCGGGTTAACTTGATCGCGATGCAAGGGAGTGGTCATCACATACTCGCCAGTCTCATCATCGAAAGCTTCGGTCCGTACCTCGATTACATGCGGGTGATCGCGCAAGTAACGAACCGGGTCGAACGTATCGGCCTCGATTACATGTGCCCGAACCCCGATACCCTTAATGTCAGCAATTACCGTTATTTTCATGTCTAACCCCTTTTACGTTTAACTCGGGGCCAGTCTGCCAACCCCTTTTGCGAATGTCAACCCCTTTTGTCACAACCCAGGCGCGGATGTTATAATATAACGGAAACCGTTACCAATGTTCCGGGGACGCATTTCGGCCGTTACCATGTAACCTATTGATTTTACAGGTTTGTTACCGGTGTTACCAATGTTCCGCTATTTTTACAGAGAAAAAATATATTGTGGGGGGATAGTGCCCAATCTCTTTACCTTTTCTATTTCTCGCATTGCTATAAAAGGGTTAGGTTATGGTTACAATAGTAACAATAGTAACATTCTATAGAAATCAATAACTTACGCGGAACAAACCGTTACCAATGTTCCACCTGTGCCGAATTTCCCTGCAGAAACAATGACTTATATTTTCAAAAAGCTTTTGACTGTTAGTTACCTTTTACAATTTAGCCAATTAAAATACAAAAACCTTTATTGTTTTTTCTAATTTGGCAATGTCATTTTCAAAAAAGACCCCCCAGGCCCTTTTTTATTTTTAGCAAATTGGCAAAGGGGGGCCCAAAAAATCGGCGGGCGCTTGGCTTTAGCCCCCCACTCACACAACTCAGGCCAATTTTTACTTTTGTATGTATATACCCTTTGTCACGCCCTGTTTCCTTGTCTGTTCAACGTCCTCGTGATATAACGCGCCTATGGACATGTCGAAGCACAAACCGCCTGAGCCGGTGCCGGCTAAGCCTGCTAATTGGTTGCAGGAGTTGGCGTACGACATTGCGCTGGAGTACCACCCGCCCGAGGAACTGCGGGCTAAGTACGACTTGGCGCAAGAAGACTTTGATCGCGTGTGTAACTCGGTGCCGGTGCAACGTGCGGTTGCCAGCTACAAGCGCATGATTGATGAAGAGACAACGCAGGCTCGACTTAAGACCAAGCGGCTTGCTTCGACGTTAATCGAGGAGGTGGGCGCTATTGCGCTTGACCGAACGCTTGACCCTGCTGTGCGCCTTCGTGCCATTGAGGATGTCTGTAAGTATGCTGAGCTAGAGAAGCCTAGTAGGCAGGATGATGCAGCGGCAAACACGGCACCCTTTATGATCAACATCCAGGTCAACACATGAGCGATGAGCCAGAAAACGGCATAAACTATAAGCCTTCGCCTATTGCTGAGCAGATGATGGCGTCGGATGCAGTAGTCCGGGGGCTTATGGGACCGTTGGGCTCGGGCAAGTCTGTAGCATGTGCCATGGAGCTGGTGCGGCGGGCGTGTTTGCAGCAGCCAGACAAAAAGGGGGTGAGGAAAACTCGCTTCGCAATTATCCGTAACACGGTGCGGATGTTGAAAGACACGACCATTAAAACCGTTCATGATTGGCTCCCCCCAGGGCTGGCAGGTCGGTGGTACGCAACGACTAATACCTTTTTGCTCCAGTTCCCCTTGGCGGACGGCACGACAGTGGAAAGTGAGTGGATGTTTCGTCCGCTTGAGTCGTCCGAGGATGTACGCAACTTGCTGTCGCTGGAACTTACGGGGGCTTGGGTCAACGAGTACCGCGAAGTCAACCCGGATATTTTTATCAACCTGTTGGGTCGTATCGGGCGGTACCCGAAGCAGGGCGACGCTCCGCCGAGCTGGGTGGGGGTAATCATGGACACGAACCCGCCAGCCATGGGCACCTTTTGGCACAAGCTATTTGAGTCGGACGAGCACGACGGCAACCTGGCCGAGTACGCCAAGAAGTTTGGGCGTGAGGTCAAGCAGCTGTTCCGCCAGCCCTCGGGCATGGGCGAAAATGCCGAGAACAAAGAGCACCTGCCAGAAGGCTATTACGAGCTGCTGCTGGCGTCCGGGCGGGACGAGGACTGGTTGAATGTGCATGTGCACGGTGAGTATGGGATCCGGCGCGATGGGCTGCCAGTGTTTCCGCAATTCAACATTCAGGTTCACAAGTCTCCGACTACTTTAGAGGCGAGCGTTAGCCACCCACTGTCTATAGGCATTGACTTCGGTCTGACTCCTGCCGCGGTGATGTTTCAACAAAATGCGCTGGGGCAGTGGGTGGTTCTTTCTGAGCTGGTGAGCCAAAACATGGGCATTGAAGAGTTTGCGCAAAAGTTGAAACGCTACTTGCGCACCCGGTTCCCTGAGAACAATCGCTACGACATGTGGTGCGACCCGGCGGGCAACCAGCGCAACCAAGTAAGCGCGGTAACCCCGTTTGAGGTGCTCCGCAAAGAAGGCTTTACGCCAAGGGCGGGGCCCAGCGATCTTGAGACGCGGCTGGGTTCGGTTCGGCGTCCCCTCAGTCGGATGGTCGATGGCCAGCCTGGGATGGTAATTAACCCAGAATGTGTGACGCTGCTTGAAGGTTTTATGGGCGGGTACAAATACACCACGCAGGATAAAACCGGGGAGCCTCGGGACGTGCCGGATAAAACTTTCGAGTCCCATGTACATGACGCGCTTCAGCACGGGTTAGTGGTCTACGAAGGGCCGCAGCTGGCGGGCAAAGCTGCGCGGCGGTGGGGGCAAGGCCGCAACAGCAAACCGATTAAGGCAAAGGGGTGGTCAGCATGGTCAGCAGCATAAGGTATTTGCCCAGCAACGAGTGGCATCTTGACTGGGAGCGGTGCCAGCCGTACATCGAGGACGCGCTATTGCATACCCCTTCAAACGACAACATCTACGACGTGCTCAGTGTGCTACACCGGGGGGCAGGCTGGCTGTGGCCAGGGCTGTATGGCGCAGGTGTTACGTTGATGGAGGGCGACGAGTACACTATTTGGCTGTATGGTGGGGAAATGACGGATGCCGAGCGGATGCTTAAAAGCATGGTTTGGCATGCGACTAGACTCAATGCAAGCAAGGTTGTAGTGTACGGTCGCAAAGGGTGGGCTCGTAAGTTGTTGCCCGAGCATGGCTTCCAAACAGCCCACGTTATTATGGAAAAACCGTTGAGGTAACAGTCATGGGTGGAGTTGTACGGTCAGTAAGTAGGGCTGTTCGAAGTGTTAGTCGGAGCGTGCGCCGCAGCACCGGGCTACCCGTCCAAGCGGATATGCGGGCCAGAGAAGAGGCCACTGAGCAGCGAGCGCAGGAACAGATTCAGGCGCAGGAGCAGCGGGCGCAGGAGCGGGTAGCCGCTGAACAGCAGGAAGAAGAGCGGGCTGAGACCCGACGCCGTCGGCAGCTTCGTGGAGGGCTTGCAGAAACGCCTTCGCTGTTTGGCCGACTGGGAACGGCGCAGCGCGGTGGACGCTCAACCCTTGGATAATAGGAGCGCCTGATGGACGCAAAAGAGGCAGTCGCCCACGTCGATCAGTTATTCAATCTGCGCACGGAGTATGAGTCGCTGTGGGAGACAGCGTATAAGTACATCGCGCCAGAGCGAGCACTGATTTACACCCGAAACAAACGTACCCCGTCTGAGATTCAGGATGAGGTGTTTGACGCGACTGCTATTGACGCAGCCGAGCGGCTCAACAACCTGATTGTATCTGGCTTGATTCCGCCATGGCAGCGGTGGTTCCGGGTGTCGCCGGGCAAACAGATAGCTGACACTGAGCAGCGCGAGCAGCTGCGCCCAGGGCTGCAGCAGATCGAAGACGCCATGCTGACAATGCTTGGGCGGTCAAACTTCTATCAGGAGATGCAGCCGACAACGCTTGACCGGATTGTGGGTGGCACCTGCGGCATCATGATGGTGCCGGATTTTGACAACCAGCGCCTGCGGTTCAAAAACATCCCCTTGGGCGAGCTGGCTATTGCTGAGGATGACAGCGGGCAGGTCACAACCGTGGCCCGCAAGTACAAGCTCAGTATCAAACAGCTGGTGGACAAATACGGCAACCGCGTGCCTCGTGAATTACGGGAAGTGCCGCGGGAGCAGTACACCAAGCCTGACCAAGAAATTTGCGCAATCAACGAGCGCACGGCTACCGGGCTGTGGGAGTACAAGGTTGTCCACAAGGGCAAAAGCATTGAGCTGGAATCAGACACGCGGCTGCACCCGCGAATTTTTGTGTCTCGCTGGTCAAAAGTTCCGGGTAGCGTGTACGGCAGAGGGCCGGGTCTTCGGGCGCTGTCGGATGTCCGGGCGCTGAACAAGGTCAAGGAGCTGCAGCTTAAAAACGCAGCCAAGGCAGTGGCGGGCATTTACACGGTGGTGGACGATGGGGTGGTCAACCCCTACACGCTGACGTTTGAGCCCGGCACTTTTATGCCGGTGGGCAGCAACGACCGCACTAATCCGACCATCGCAGAGCTGCCGACCAGTGGCGATTTTAACGTGTCGCTGTTTACCATCGAGGATTTGACGAAAGCGATTGAGCGCACGTTCATGGCCGATAACTTTGGCCCGCTCGACCGCACTCCTATGACGGCCACAGAGATTCAAGCGCGGTCGCGGATTATTGCGCAGGACATGGGCTCGACGATTGCCCGCATGCAGTTTGAGATGCTGCACCCGATTGTGAGCGCGGTGTACAACTTCATGGCAGAAATGGGCGCTGTTCCGGCGGAGCTGACCCTTGACGGGGAAACGCTGGAGCTTGAGTTTGTTAGCCAGCTGGCGCAGGCTCAGTGGGCTCAGGATGAGCAGAATCTGTTGGAGTTCACGGAAACGGCGGTAACCTTTGGTCAGGTCGACCCCAAGGCTGGACTGATTATCGACGTGCACAAGGCGCTGGGCCGACTGGCGGAGATCAAGCACATTCCGCCGGAGGTGCTGCGTAGCCAAGCCGAGATCGAGGAACTGCAGCAGCAGGCTGCACAGGCCCAAGCCGAAATGGAAGCCCAGGGCCAAGAAATGCCGCAACCAGAAGGGGGACAGCAAGGTGGGATGGCATAACCTAGAGTCGACTGACGCGACAGAGCGCCAAGCAGAACAAAGCGACAAACACAAAGAGGCGCTGCGAGCGTTGGGAATTGCCGCTCGCAAAGCGGTGGACGGTGACCAGCAAACACCGTTGAAAAATTATCTTATGACCAAAGCTCACACGGTGAGTTTTCGACCAAGCGTTTCTTCGGAAGAAGTGGCGTTTCTTGAGGGGCAGCGTTCTTTGGCGCTGCAGATTCTTAAACTAGCAGGAGAAATCCAATGAGTGACGAGGCATACGCGGACGAAACTGCCGCCCCCTCCGCTCCCGAAGAGGCACCCCAGGAAGAGGTAACTCAGGAAGAGCAGGGCGGAATTCTTGACAATGTTGAGCCGGCAGCTTCTGAGCAGCCTGATGATACTGAGTATGTGAACACCCCGGAAAAGCCGCCGGAGGAGCCGACCGAGGAAGAACGCCCGGAATGGCTGCCGGAAAAATTTAAGACGCCGGAAGAGCTGGTCAAAGCCTATAATGAAATGGGCAAAAAGATCCGCGAAAAATCGGAGCCGCCAGAAAGCTATGAAATTCAGCTTGAGGACGGCACGGATCTAGATTTGACCGACGATGACGTGCAGGCGTTTAAGGACGTGGGGCTGACTAACGATCAGGCTAAACACCTAAGTCAGTATTTTCACGATACGGTCATGCCTTCGCTGATTGAAGCCAAAACGGAAATCGAGGTCGAAAGGCTGGCAAACGAATGGAGCATGCCGGCAGACAGCAATGAGTTTCAGCAGCAGCTTGCTAAGGCCAAAGCGTGGGCAAACCAGAACCTGCCGGACGCAGTGACGCAGGAGTTGTCACGTTCGGCCAAAGGCGTGCAGACCATCGTCAGCTTGATGGAGCAGGGAGCCCAGGGCAATAAGGCAGTCGGGGAAAGTTCTTCGCCACGGCCAGCCAAGAGTGATTTGATGAATTTGATGAATGACGAACGGTATTGGAACGGTGATGAAGATTATCGCCAGTACGTCCGTCAGCAGTTTGAGCGAGCGTTTGACTAAAACATTGACAGAATTGGGGCCGGGGGCTATCCTCGGCCCTGACTGCTGAAAGTTGGCTCACCCGGTAACGGCCCCAACGTCAGCAAAATTGCCGGAAACTGGCCCCGTACAGGCTCACCCAGTTGTAGGCATAAGGTAAAAACTTTTACTTTATACTGAGTGAGGACTTAATAATGGCTACCACTGTACCTGTCTCTTTCATTGAGCAGTACGAGGCCGAGGTAAAGCAGGTCTATCAGCGGGAAGGCTCGCTGCTGCGTAATACCATTCGGACCCGTACTCAGGTTAACGCCGAGCGTGTCTATTTCCCTGTGCTGGGCAAGGGCTCTGCGACGGCTAAAGCGCGGCATGCTGATGTTACGCCGATGGATCTTGAGCACACCCGGGCTTTCGCTACCATGGAAGACCACTATGCTCCTGAGTACATCGACGAACTGGACCAGGCCAAGCTGAACTGGTCGCTGGCTTCTGAGTATGCTCGGGCCTCGGGTAACGCGCTGGGTCGCAAGACTGATGACATCATCATCGACGCGATGACCAACACCAGCAACGTGACTGATCCTAACTCGCTGGACGGCGCTGCCGGCGGTGTACTGACGCTGAAGACCATCGCTGAGATTTCTCGGCTGCACAACGCCGCTGATGTCCCGCTGGACAACATGCGGTACGCGGTTGTGAGCCCTGAGACTCATGCGGAGCTCCTGCAGCTGTCTGAAGCCACCAGCAGTGATTTCACCACCACCCAGCTGCTCATGAACGCTCGTGAGCCGGCTATGTGGATGGGCTATCGTTGGGTCATGCACACGGGTCTGCCGGACGGTGTAAAGGGCTACTTCTACCACATGCAGTCTGTCGGCCATGGCATCTCTCGTGATGTGACCACCGAGGTCAACTACATCGCGCAGAAGGTCGCCTTCTTGGTCAACTCCTACATGAGCATGGGTGCCACGATCATCGACGAGCCTGGCATCATTAAGCTCGAAGAAAGTTAAGGAGGGCTGAGATATGGCTTTCAACCGTGAAGAACTGAGCCAGATGGCTTACACTGGAGCCGGAACGGGCAATGCGTTCTGGTTCTACACCAACAGCGATGGGAACACTGTGACCGCCTCGGGCTACTTCGACGCCGCGTCGGAGGAGCTGCAGGTCGGGGATCTTATCTTCGACGTAGACGGAGCGGGTTTTGTAGCAGTGTCTGCTATTTCTGACGGTGCGGTTACTGTAGTCACTGTGCCAGCAACCTAAGGCATAGGGAGGCATCCTAATGGCGAGTCGCCTTGAAGTCGTAAACGACGGATTGGTTAGGCTTGGGGTGCCTCCCTTGGCCTCTCTTGCAGACCAAGGAGCGCAGGCAATTGCGGCTGATAGCATCTATCAGACCGTGGCCGAGTCGGCACTTGCTGAACACCCTTGGTCGTTTGC